GCAGATAAAGTATCCGCTTCAAGCCGTCTCATATAGTCGGGATCCAGCCTAGCCGCCATTACCGTCCAATGCACATCATTTCGCAGCAGCGTATCGAATTTCGTGGCCCCGGAGGTTAGATTAAAACTAACGGCCGGTGTGAGAGACCGAGACAACTTCCAAGCTTGCAAAGCAGGCATGAACACAGTGTAGGTCTTTGGCCCTTTAGGTGACCAAAACTCACGCAACCACGCCTCGACACGCCGCAAACGCTCAGGTAAAATTGAACTAATACGGCTTTCCAGAGGCTCTATCGTTATCTTCTGAACAAGAGGTCGACCGGCAGGTTTGTGCCACGGGCGCTTACCGGCGGTTAGGCGAATCAATTTGTAATTCCCCAAACGAATAAGTACCTCATGATTCCAGACCACACCCGACTGGATAGTCCGTGGCCGGAAAACCCATGTACAGTCACTTTCATACCGAGAGTCACTGTTCGTGAAGACCTCAAATCCTCCATTCTCCAACTTGCGCCAAGCATTAAGCACGACGACGAGTTCACGCAGATCACCCTCAAGTGCGACAGAAGCAGACACATAGTCCGTTCCGGCCTCACCCAAACGGTCCACCGCGATCACATTGATTGAACCATGACCTTTCGCCATAAACTCAACCAGCGCGGCCTCATCACGTGGTAAATTTAATACACGTTGTGTTGATCCGCGCTTACCCCAAATTTTTGAGGTCTTACCCTCTCTAAAAGCTCCACGCAACGCGCTCCGGACACACGCGTCGTTATTCAGATGGCTGCTAGCTTCCTCTACAGTCACCAAGGTGGAGAGAACAACGGACAGATCGCCAGGAGGGACCGGCAATCCGGCAGGCTCAGCCTGCTCGCCCTTTCCAGAGCCTTCCACTACCTTATCTTTACGCGACCTGGTGCGCCGTTTCTCGCACCGGGCCACTTTAGAACCAATAGCAGGTGCCTCAGCATCAGCGAGGACTTGTTCGTCTGCACGAATTATTTGGGCATTGTTAGGTTGCTTTAAATTGTCCATAATTAATTCGGTAGAAACGTATGCGTGACCGGATTGTAAACAGCCTTGACCCGCCTACAGTCACAGATGGTTTTTCAACCCGCGAAATGGTGGTAATTGTTAATTTTACTGAAAACCTGGCGCGGTCGCTGAGTACGCATACGCCCGGAGTCAAGTAATTGACACCGTGTCGCAATGACACGCAGGCCGCTACGCCCCACGGTGGCAGAGGTCGCCACAACCCCCATCGGTGAGTGCTCATTGCACCGCCGATAGCATCCAAAGACCCAGACAAGAACTGACGCAATGCTCCCAGGAGCTCAGAGCTGCTCTAAAATGACAGGTTAACAACGTCTCTCAAATACGGAGCAGCAATCTTGTGTCAGAAACAAGCCTGCGAGCCGTCCGGGGATCCCTAATGGACGCCGGACCCGAATTAACCCCGACATGTTATGTCGCGCATGCTCGTTATCGCACTGTGCGGTAAATCCTTGATCGCCGCACCAGCCCGAGCTAGCCGCAAATACATCTTCC